AACGGCAAAATGATTTGCGGTTGTGGTATTCGCTGATTTAACGCGGGGCTTACGGTTAAGGATTGCGCCCTTCATTCGGGCGTTTAGATCGCGGGTTCAACCCCCGCCCCCGCAACCAAACAAGACAAGGAAAAGAAAAATGGTTCTTAAAGAACAGATTATTAACTTACTGAATGAAAAGCCTGGATTGGATTCGAATCAGATTGCCGCCGCCCTGGGCGCGAAAGTTACTTCGATCAAGGTTACTTTGTGCAAACTAATTGGCGCGGAAAAGGTTACCAGGATCAAGGAACCCCACGATGATAAGAAGCCGGGCAGGAAAAATACATATCGTTACAAGGTCAAAACGGATTAAACTGTTAACACCTGAAACGATGAAGGGATGAATATGAACCACGATGCAATGAAAAACTTTTTGGGCGTTTTGATGTGCGGGCAAATCTGTTTGCGCCTGATCCATTGGAACACCACCAATTACGCGGAACATAAGGCAATCGGCAAACTGTACGATTCCCTGGCTGATCTAACGGATACCCTGGCAGAAACATATATGGGCATTTACGGCAGATTCGGAAACATTCCATGTTCGCATACCGATATGCCCGATGGCGTTTCGTATGTGGGCGAAATGGCTGATTACATTCAATCCATGCGGGTTGATCTTCCGAACGATACGCAACTGCAAAACATCGTTGACGAAATCGCCGCAACCGTTGATCGCACCAACTATTTGTTAACGCTTAAATAAGATGGATTGCAATCATTGTTGGCACGAAACCGGGTTTGTGCTAACGAGTAACCCGCCGCAATACCCGGAAGTATGTTGCCATTGCGGGGAACAACGGGTGATATACGGATCACCGGTACAAGCGCAGGAAGGGCATGGGAAGTACCTGCCCGTTGCAAGGGTGGTAAGCCTGCCCGTATATACATTCGATACCCTGCCAAGATTCAACGATGCCAACCGTACCGAAACAGACTAAATGCGCGTACCTGGGATGCACCAACGAACGATCCCCACTTAACACCTATTGCATGGTGCATGGTGGCAAAGGGTACAACGATACGATCAAGCGTAAACAATTCAACGCAAAGTATCAAACCGCGCAATGGTCGCGTACCCGTATGCGTTGCCTATCATTGAACCCGTTATGTGAAGCCTGCCGATGTGCGGGCAAGATCACCCAGGCAACCGAAGTGGATCACTTATTCGCCTGGCAACTGATAGGGGAAGAAGCGTTCTTCCACAATGTATTCCAATCCCTTTGTAAGAATTGCCATACGGTTAAAGGAAGCCTGGAACGCAAGGGCATCTTCCGGCACTACGCCAACCAGGAAGCCCAGGATTACGCCATTGATGATTACGCAAGGGTAAGCCATGCCCACGCCCAGGAAAGCCGCCTGCCTGCCCTGTAATCGGCGCAAAGCCCCATATTTTTTTTGAAACTTAAATATTTGGTGTTTTGTAGGAAAGCAAGCCGGAGGGCAAATTCCCACAAATGGAATTTGACAAAGGGGGGTGTTAACTTTGTTCGGGGGGCGGAACCGAAAAAAGCCTTTTTGCGTGGGAATTCCCTGGGGAATTTCCCCGAACGCTTTACGCGGTACAGGGTTTTTGCGTAAACTATTAACAGTTAATTGCGAAAGGCGCAAAAAATGAATAACAAACTTCCACCGGAATTGCATATCGTTAATGGTTCGAAAGGAATGAACCAGGGCGGCTTACTGCCGCAATCCGTTCGTGGGCGGGTTCCCGTTTCCGAATGGATGGATCATCCGGAAGCCTGGGATAAGGAACGGTTCGTTAACGAAACCGCCGAATTCCTGTTTACCGTTTACGGCATCGGATCGGAACAAGATCGGCATACCCTGGCAATGCTTGCGGATCACCTGGAAACCTATATCGAGTGCAACAAATTTATTGCAACGCAAGGATTGGTTGTTGAATTTAACGAAGGCAAAACGATTGGGGCAAACCCTTACATTACGATTCGAAACAAAACCCTTTCGTTGATCTTGCAGTTGATGAACGAAATGGGGCTTACCCCACGAAGCCGCCTGGCAACCACCAAACCGGATGAAGATTCGCCCGCTTCCAAGTTCCTGCGGGGTGCGAAGGGTTAAGGTAAAAATTTTTACCTTACCTGGACAAGACAATAAACAATATGAATTGGCAAGATGGAATCGCGTACGCCCACGCCGTAACAAAGGGCGAAATCAATGTGTGCCGCAATGTGCGGCTTGCCTGCCAACGCTTCATTAACCAATACGAAAACAAAGAATGGGAATGGGTATTCGATCCTGATTACCCGCAACATATCTTGGAGTTTGCCGCCTGCCTAAAACATACGAAGGGCGTAATGGCAAACGAACCGGTGATCCTGGAACCGTTCCAAATTTTCTTCCTTTGCGCGATTTACGGATTCCGATCAAAGAAGGATCACGCCCGGCGGATGGTTACGGATGTGATCTTGTTCATTCCCAGGAAGGCGGGCAAATCCACCCTTACGGCGGTGATCGGTTTGTACGAATTGGTATGCGGTGAACCAGGCGCGGAAGTATTCACCCTGGCAACCAACCGGGAACAAGCAAGTATTGTTTTCAATTCCGCCAAGGGATTTGTTGAATCCATGCCCGGCGAATTGAAGGGATTGTTTAACCCTACCAAATACGAAATCCAAAAAACCGGCGATTCGCAAACTGTTTTCAAAGCCCTATCCAGGGATACCAAAAAAAGCGGCGATGGTAAGAATCCATCCTGCGTAATTGTTGACGAAGCCGCGCAGATTGTTGATCGCAATTCGATTGAAGTTTTACATTCGGGCATGGTGGCGCGGGCAAACCCCCTGCGTATCTATATCACCACCGCATCGTTTACGAAGGAAACAAAGTTCCACGAAGATATGGATTTGTATCAATCCATGTTGAACGGGGAAGCAACCGATAACCCCAGGTGGTTCGGATTGCTTTACGGGCTTGATCCCCAGGATGATTGGAAGGATTCCCGCACCTGGGCGAAAGCCAACCCGATGCATGGCATCACCGTATTCCAGGAAGCCATTGAACAAAGGGCGGAAGAAGCGAAGCACAAACCCGCAACGCTTAACGAATTCCTTTGTAAAACCCTGAATGTATTTGTTAGCGCGAACACCGCCTGGTTGGATCGCGCCCATTGGGATCACGAAGATTGCCTGGTTAAAGAATCCAGGGAACCGGAATCCGTATTTGTTGGCTTTGACCTTGCGGCAACGCGAGATTTGAACGCCTGTTGTTTTTTGAAAAGATTTGCCGATGACGATTACGAAGTTGAATTCAAATTCTTCCTGCCGGAAGAAGGTTATAACCTCATTCCTAAACACTACCAGGATATATTTCGGGTTGCCGTTGATACGGGAATCCTGAAACTTACGCCTGGCAATGTGATGGATGATCGCGAAATATCCAATTACATTATTAACAAATGCGGCGAATTTAAGAATGTGAAGGAAATTGGATACGATGCGTACAACGCCGCTTCCCTGGTTGCCCGCTTGCACGAAGCCGGGTTGCCGGTGAAGAAGGTTGGGCAGGGCATGGCGGTTATGAACAATCCATCCAAACAGGTTGAACGCCTAATCATGCAACATCAAATCAAACACGATGGCAATCCGTTCGTTGGTTGGCAACTTGGAAACTGCGAAGTGTACGAAGATGTGAACGGAAACATCAAGGTTCGTAAGAATGAAGCCGATAAATCCGCGAAAGTTGATGGAATAATTGCGATGATTATTGCCATGCATTGCGCGTTGGACAATCCAACGCTTTCAAATAGTTGGGGTTTTCGCAGTTTTTAGAGTATTATTCGTAAAACTGTGGGGGTAAAACATGGGAATTTTGGACATTTTCAAGGGTAAAAAAACCCAAATCCAACAAGAATCTAATACGGTTCTTGGGCAAACCCAACTTGGTAACCAGGTAATTTATGGCGTTACCCAACAAGGTAAAACCGCCCAACAACTTTTATATGTAACCACTTCAAGCGCAACAACTGCGGGGCGGCAAGTCGATCTTTCGATGCTTACCCGAAACAGTACGATCATGGGATGCGTTGGCGTTAAAGCCCGCGCCCTGGCACAACTGCCGAAAAAGATCATGCTAAAAATGGATGATGGAACATTCGTTGATGCGTTGCAATCTGACAAAACAACCGCCCGCGATAAGGCGAAAGCCAAACAGGTTTTGAACCTGCTATACCAACCAAACAACTTCCAGGATGCATACGAATTTTGGTATCAATGGAGTATGTGGCAGGATTTGACCGGCGAATCATTTACCCTTTGGTGGCGCAAAGATCAAAAAGATCAAATGCAAACGCCAACGGAAATGTATAACCTGGATTCCACGCTGATAACGGTTGGCATTTCAGATACGCGGTATCCGTATTACCGCCTTTCAACACCTTCGTACGGTTTTTCCAAGGAAAATCCGTTGGAGTATTACCAGGTGATGCATATCAAGGAAGCCGCCTGGCAAGGTTCTTCCGGCTTTAACAAAGGCATCCTTGCGGCTGAATTGGTGGGCTTGGATCAAGATATTGATTTGTACGCCAATTACATTATGCAAAACGGCGCGAAGCCTTCCGGTATGTTTACAACGGATCAGGTGATCCCGGATGTGAAATACAAGGAAATTGCCGCCCGCCTTAAAGAAGCCTGGACAAATATGCTTGGTTCCCGCAACCAGGATTTAAGCAAACCAGGTCAAGGGATGCTTTTGGATCAGGGCATGAAATATACCCCGATTGATATGCTGACCTTGCAAGATGCCGAAGCCGCCGCCTTGAAACTGCAAACCATGAAGCGTATTTGCGGTTTGTTCGGTGTGCCGCCTGCAATGCTTGGCATCGGCGAATCCAAATACAACAACACCCAAACCCAATTGGATGAATTCTACAAAACCACGATGTACCCGATGGTTATCAATGTGGAACAAAAATTGAATCAACACCTTTTGCGCGGGTATCCGAACCTGGTTGTTCGATTCGATACTAAAGAATTCCTAAAAGGCGCGGTGTTGGATCAAATCAACTTTGTTAATTCCGCAGTTAATGCGGGCGTGATGACTGTAAACGAAGGGCGTGAATATTTGAATATGCCCAAAATTGATGGTGGCGATGTGATTAAAATCGAACCAACGCAATTCGAACCCGTACCAGGATCAAGCCCGCAAGATACCGGCGGGGGTGGTGGCAATCAAACGCTTAAAGCAAATATTGGCAAAACATGAAATTGCTGAATAAAATATTGGCAACAATTGCTTCCCAAATCAAGAAGCCAAATGTTAAACTGCCAAAAAGCGTTAAGCCCCACAAGATACAAGACGATAACCAATCAATTCACAATGGGGTGATACATGAAAAATTTGAATCTAGTTTGCGAAGCAAAACTTTCGATTAGCGAAAGCGCGAACGAAGCCGCAAACCCTTCCGGCATGATGGAAGCCCGCGTTACCACCTGGGGCGCAAGGGAAGGCGCAGATGGTCGCAAGTTCAATTACCAACCCGAAGGTTTTATGGATTGGGCGATGGAGTTCCGCGAAGCCGGTAAACCGTTGCCGATGTTCCTAAACCATAACGATATGGGTATGCCCGTTGGCGAATGGTACGAATTCGATTTTGATGATGAAGGCATGACCGCCAAGGGCAAATTGTTCCTAAATACAAATGCCGGTAATGACCTTTACACCGTATTAAAAGAAAGCCCCGATTTGTTCGGCGGCGTTTCCGTTGGTGCATACGCGGAAGAAGCCTGTTGGGTGGATGGCGAAGGCAACCCGATTATGTCGGGCGATGATGATGCCGAAGCATATTTCCAAATCACCAAAGGCGGATTGCGCGAAGTATCCGTTGTTATGTATCCAAATAATCCCAATGCGGAAATTCAAACCCTGGAAGCCTTTGATGCCCAGGGCAATCCGAATCCGCGAGTAATCGAAAAACTACTGCGTGAAGCAGGCGTTTCCCGAAAAGATGCAACCACCGCATCTTCAATTCTGAAAAAACTAATGGTTTCGCGTGATGTGAAGCCCGCAGTTGTTCAGGAAACCCCAACTTCGCGTGAAGCGGATGCGGTGGATATGGAAGCCCAACTGATTCACGCCTTCGAAATGCGCGAATTGGAAAAGGCACTTGCTAAACGCATTTAATAAAGGAAATGCAAAATGGAAAAAGTATTTGAAAAACTTGATGCAATCGAAGCCAACCAACAAGCCAAGATTGCCGAAGCCGTTGAAGCCGTAAAAGGCGAAGTGGCAGAAAAGATCGCCGCCCTTGAAGCCAAGGTTGCGGAAGTTAAAGCCCCTGCGATTATTCAAGCACCGGCAAAAACTATTAAGGGCGATGTTAACCGCATGGTTAAATCACAACTTAAAGAATTCGTTGCCAAGGGCAATACCCTTGAACGCGAAATCAAAATGTTCGAATCTGTCGATCAGTATGATGCGTACCTAAAAGAAGCAAGCGCACTAACCGGTTCAGGCGCGGGCGTTGGTGGTCGTACTGCTTACGATCCTGTGTTCCACGCACTTCGTTTGGCTAACCCAATGCGCGGTCTTTCTCGCAATGTATCTACCGATGGCGCAACTTATCAGTTCCGCGCAAAAACCGGTAATGCAGGTGCAACATGGGGTTACACGATCCAAAACAACGGTTCGGCAACTACTGAAAACACGAACATTT